GTTAATAGCATTGAAGTTAGCGAAAGTGCTATTTAGGTCTATGTACTGCTTATGATTAGGTTCATCAAACTCCATACCAGTTTCATATAAATCACGATAATAGAAATCTGATTGATGGGCTTTAAGTGTAGCTTTCTTAATAGCAGACTTAGTTTGTGCTTCCAAATCACGTCTATTAGTGATAAGGTATACTTCTTCTAGTATTTCAGCAAAAGTCATTATGTAATCCTCGGTAGGGAATTAACTTAAAAAGCCACACTAGTATAACTAATGCAGCTTATTTAAATTAACTAGCTGTGTCGGCTGAGGTAGCCATTTTGGCAGACTTACCAGTTTGTGGTGTACTACCCATGTCAGTAGAGTAGTCTAAAGTCTTCATTAACTTAGCCTTCTCTTCTTCACGAATCTTAAGTCGCAAACGGATATCTGGGTCGATAGCTTCTTCATCAGAGATAGTATCACCTTTAGTGATAGAATTAACTCCGGATGCGATAACTTCATCTAAATAAGCTATTACATCGGCATCCTTAGTTAAGCATCGCCCACCAGTAAATGTAATTCTTTTACCTGCTGGAGTAACTAATGTGGTAGCTTGCTTAGCACAATTAAATACCTGCCAACCTTCGCTAGGTTCTGCGTTATCAGCAGTCTTATTTTTAAGCGCATCTAATGCTGAATTAGTCATAATTATTTCCTCTCTATATAAGGGGGTAAATAGGGCTTCAACTTATGTATCCACCCTATGTGTTGTGGCTAGCTTAGCCTTGTGCTGCAGCAGTTAGGTTACGAATAACCACGTTAGCAGGTGGGTTTTTAACAGTACAAGTACATTCAGTAGTAAGTGTACCGCCGATAGCATCTACGCCATAATCAGAAGCTACTTTACCCTGAGTATTGTACTCTTTAGACTGAGTTTTACGATTACCTAAGTAAGCTAGGTTAAAGGTAGCTAAATCTACGCCTACTGCTAACTTAGCCCAAGACGCGTTAGAGTTAAACAAAGGGTGCTCAATGATACGGAAAGTCCCACGAGGAGTCTTAAGTGTATCAAAGCGCAGACCGAAGTTAGTTTGCCCGTCCATCAACTGGTAAGTACCGTTAAGGCGGCCAATCTCGTTAAGTACTAACTTAGCTGCACCACCAACAAATAACAGACGTTCGTTACTAGACTTAGGGTCAGTAGCTTGGTCAAACACATTATCTAGCATAGCTAATAACTGAGTCCAGTTAGTAGTAGCGCCAGCAGTAAATGAGTTAACAGAACCACCGTAGCTAGCAGGGTAGTAAGCAGGGTTCTCAACAATGTTAAGTAAACCATCCATAGTACGGAAAGGTTTACCATTACGAGTACCGCTAGATTTCTGACCAAAGAATAACGCCTTCTCAATATCAGCTGCGTGGAAACCAGCACAATCTTGACGGTTTTCTGCTTCAGTCTTATTACCTGCAATTACTTCTACTTGCTCAGCAGTACCAGTGATAGCCCAAGTATTACGGAAGATTTGAGTTAAGTTATTAACTTCAACAGGGATGATGTTATTAGCATCAGGGCGTTGAGAACCTTCTTCAAATGCATTACCTACTTGGTAGAATACATCGTTATCATTAATAGCTTTAGGGCCAGTAGTACCTACATCTCTAGTAACAGAGATACTAGTAGTTGAATTGACAGAGTTAATAATGATGTTTTCGCCGCTACGATCATTTACCAAAATCATACCAGGTAATAACTTATCGGTAGCATCAATAGCAAAGCCTGTAGAGGTAGTTAAATACCCGCCGTCTTTGTTAATAGTGAACTCAGGGAACACCATAGTTTTAGTGAAGAATCCGTGTGTAGTATTAACCGCAGTCTCAGTTTTAAGATAAGAGGTTAACGCAAACAACGGGGCTTGACCATTAGGCATTAGCCTAGTAATCATACTTGCAAACGACTTCTTAGCTAAGTTATTAGTAAAGTTAGTCGTATTAAACACACCAGTAGACATAATAGTCTCCTTAATAGTTTAGTGTAGTTAGTAAAAAAGAGAGTTAATTACTACCTGACTCTATCCAGCTATCCCAGTCTAGGTTTTCAGATGTAGGTGCAGGAGTGGGAGCAGGTTTAGTGATAGTGCCCATTTGCTCTAAGTAGTTAACTGTCATGTCAGATATCTCATTAGGTGACGCATCTGGGTACTTACTTAGTAGCTGTTGCCTAACAGCATCTGCCACTGGTTTTACAGAAGGGTGTTGTAACTGCTTATGACTAGCAGAGAGGTCGTTTTGAGAGGTGTAATTACGTATAGCTTGTTCAATCTTAGGGTTAACGCCGCCTACAGCTTCAGTAATATTACGTTTGCTAAGCTGACTACTAACTCCAGCAGAGTGGGCTAATAGTTGTTGACCGAAAGTATTAAGTAACTGGCTCATAGCACTAACAGCTTCTTCACCGCCAGCTGCTACTTGCTTAATTAAGTCTTGGTTTAATGAATCACTAAAGTTAACTTTCTGTGCAGCTTTAATTAAGTCTTCTTTGCTGAACTCAGTTAACTTTAATTCATTAGGTTCATTAGAGCTATTCTCCCATAAGTCCTTAAAGGTATCCAATGGGTCATCTGATTTTCCTTCATCAGTAGCAGCAGGTGGAACAGTGCCGTTAGGTTCACCTCCCTCATTACCGTTATTAACATCTCCCGCATCAGCTGGTAAGTTACCTGGAGCTGCAGCAGCAGGTTGTTGTTGTTGTTGCGGAGCAGGTTGTTGCTGGGCTTGCTGACCTTTATTAAATAAATCAAAAATATTCATGGTAAGTTTCCTTAGTAGTTAGTTTTGGTGCACTGCAAGTTAATTTTATGGTTAAGTATCAAAGCTTCATATGCTCTAACTTGACCTAGGTAAAAAGCCTTAGAGCATGCGTAGCCTTGAACGTTATTAGGGTCTACAGGCTCATTAACTAATTTGACTGCTGTCTCAGCTAATAAGTTTTGAAGATACTGTAAGTGCTCATCTGAGAAGGTGCTAGCTCTTACCTTATGCTCTTCGCTAATAAATGGTTTATGTTGAAAAGCAGATAAGTCAATATCTACCTCATTACTGGGTGTCTGTTCATTTACCTCTGAATCATTCATTAGTTAATGCTCCTTGTTGGGGTGCTTGATTAGGGTTTGGATTATACCCATAATCTTGGGGTTTAGGTTGAGGAGAAGTAAATTCAACTCCTTTTTCTAGTGCTAATCGAGCTTGTTCTTGCCATGCTCCCATAGCTTGCTCAAATGCTAACTGCTCTGGAGACTTTTCAAACGGTCTTAAGTCAGCACCTTGAGTCTTCATTAAATAGGAAAACATCTTAGTAACATCATAACCACCACCTATTTGAGGGTTAGTAGCTATAGTTTGTAATGCTACACTAAAGTTCTCACTATTTATTACCTTAGAACTAGGTATTAATCCGTCAGTAATACGGAAATGCAATACAGAGTTACGTAAAGTAATAGGGTTAACCTCAACTACTCTTTCCTTAGTAGGACTATAGTAACTTTCCTTACCTTGGTATTGAAGTATGTTAAGTTTAATTATTTGCTTAAGTGGCGTAAACAGCTGGGCTTCTAATAAGATAGAGGTAAGCTGGTCAGTACCATTAGCATTCTGCATAACAGACTCATACTCACGTAGAGTTCTATTACCTTTTACAAACTGACCCTGTCTAGCTTGGTTCTGCCCGTTAGCTGTATTAGCTAGTCCCATGATAGCCTGTACTTGCTGCATATCAATAGCAGTATTTTCTTGTCTATAAGGAAACTGGTAAACAGCTTGGCTAAGAGGCTCACCATAAGCAGATGGGCGGACAGGTATTTTAGCTGCGGAATTAGGGTTATTAATATCTGATTCACGCACTCTACTAGGGTCATATAATAGACGGTCATTAATAGCACGGCGCTGAGATGCAATAATACTGGTCATATATGAAGTAGCTAGTTGTTGGAAGTCTAGCGCGTTCTCAGCTAATGACTTAGTTTGTGCACCTAGTCCATCTAATTTAGGACGACAACCTAATACTGGTAATCTCTTATGAGCATTAGTTTGTAATTCCGCCTTAACTATGTAGGCATGATTGACTATAATAATCTTGAATATCTGCGGAGTATTAGACTTAGGTACTACTATATCAAACTCACTAGGCAGTATACGAACATATAACTTAGTAATCTCATACCCAGCTTTATATTGTATAGCCCCGCTATTCTTATCACTGTTTTCTATGCCTGCCCAGTTAAACCAGTCAGTGTCAAACATAGCTTTCTTCTTCTCCCTGTCATACTTATCAGGGTTAATACTAGGTACATAGTAATTATAACTACCTATATTAGAAGCTATGCTAACAGTGCTAGGAGACTCAAAGGCAGGACGGATATTAGCAGTAATAGTATCAGTCAGTGAGTTAATATAGTCTTTAGCTGCTATCTTAGACATGAATTTAGTAGTGCCTGCAAACTCACCTTCTGTAGATAGCTTAGTAATATCTACTCTGCCGTCATAGAAACTATTATATAAGTCCCAGCGCTCTATTTTATTACCTGCCCACAGAAGCTGTTTAAGGTTAGCACCGTTATCAGTATCATTAGATAAATCAGTGTCTATAGTTTCGTAAGCTTCGGTATACCAATCTGCTTCTAATAAAGCTTCATTGTATTTAAACCCGTCACGAAACAATAACATTAGTTCCTGTGTCCAACCACCTTTTAGTGCCTGCTGCTCAATAGTAGTTTCTAGTTGTAAAGCGGCATCAATATGTTCAGGTGCAGACACTACACCAAATAAGGGTTCCCCTGTAAGGAAAACAGAACTTTGATATTCAGTAGCTGCTTCTACTTGAGGCATAATAACAGGTACAGTAATATTACGCTTCTTAGTAACATCACCTAACCTGTTAGCTCTAGTCGCTTTAGCGTTTTCTTCAGTAGTATCTACTTCTCGCTGGTAATGCCTGTCAATCTCCTCTAAATTAGAGCGATAACTTTCTCTAGTAATATTGTTCATATTCTGTAGAGACTGGTAGTATGCTATAAGTTTCTTCTGAGAAGCCTTACTTAAAGGTACAACCTTATTCATGGACATAATTTAGTTCCTTAAAACTCAGTGTTGTCTTCTAATACTTCTGCTTCATAGTAATCTTCGCCCTCTATTACATCACCAGAAGTAAGAAATTGTTTATATTCTTGCATAACTCTTGGAGCATAAGTTAGTAAGTCCAGTATGTTATCTTTATTATCTTTAACTAACGGGTTGAACTCACTAATCTCTTTGTGCACTAATAACCTAGTACTATGGTCTACAAATAACTCCCCAGCAGCGTAAGCCTGTAGCATCTTAAGTATACGCTGGGTCTTAGCTTTAACTCCTGAATAGATATCAACACAGTATATACCTTGTATATTACGCTGCCTAGTTATGAACTTAAACCAATATAGTATAGAGAACTGGTAAGCATTAGATTCAACTGCTATCAGAGCGCATCTATTTCTTAGTGCCATCTCTAACGCTACTCTTATCATGTCTCCAGGTGAGAACCTATCAGCACGTACTTCCATTAATACTGGTTTAGTGTCATATATCTCAAAGTAACCTATAGCTACTTCATCACTATCTTTCTTATCGTTAGCAGGGTCAATAATAATAAAGTTACCTGCACTAATATCACCTTCTTCATAAGGTAACTCTGGTAACTCAGCTAGATTAATATACTTACTAGCATTAGCATTCTCATCATTAAGTACTTCAGATAAAAATACTTCCGGCCTGCCCATAGATAAGTCATTTTCATACTCAGCTATTAATTGTTCTCTTGGCTGTAACTCTTCCCATAAGCTAGTACCATCTGATAATAAACCGCCTACTATGAACTTAAGCCATTTAGGGTTGTGTTTAAGCTTACGTAGTATACTGTGTTTAGTAGGGTACATGTTAGCTACAAATAAGAACATGCAACCAAAAGGTGACTTAGCTTTCATTGCAGTGCCTACAAACCACTGCTCTAAGCTATTACTTTGTGTTTCTGAATCAGCGCATTCCCTAGACTGTACGTCATCAAATAACATTACATCAGGGCGCTCATTCTTTAAGTTAATACCACGTACATTACCTTCCGCACCTAAGCCTGCTATTATTATAGTTCTGCCACGGAAACCAAACTTCTTAAGTCCTTGGGTGTCTTTCTCAACACCTACTCTCCAATCACCGAATACCTGTACTATATTATCTTCTTCCAGCATATCCATAACATCGGCAATGATAGCTTCTGCTAATTTAGCTGTGGCAGCTAGTACTAATATAAACTTCTTATTAGTGAACAGTATGCAATATACTAGGAACAGCTTCATTAATGTAGACTTAGCAAAGCCCCTAGGTAAACCTAATGCTAATTGCGGGAATACTCTATCCTTCTCAGCCCACTCAACTAACCATTGCCATGCACTAACAAAGTGAGTAGGCCACATGAACTTAAATACTAAGGGCATACATAAGGCAGCTAGGAAGTTCAAATCGGCCTTAGCAGCTTCTTGTAACTCTTTAGCACTAGCACCTACTGACTCTATTTTATTATAATCAGCTTCTGTAGTTACCTGTGACTTAACATCTTTAGCTATATCCTTATTAGCTTCGTATTGTTCACCTAGCTTATCCATCAAAGCAGGGGTTGACTTATTCATTAATAATCCTTATCTACATTAGGTAACTGCCGCTCAGTTGCTATCTCACTATCATATAACTTATTAACTAAGTCAGTTAGTAGTTTGTTGGCGCGGCGTTTATCCTTAATAGTAGGTTTATGAGTCTTATGTAGAGTCTTCAATTCACCCTTATGTAATTTAATCTTCTCCGCCAGAGTTATCTTCTCGTTGCGTAATAACATTATTTGACCCCTCTAAACTCTTCTGTAACTTATCTGCTGAGATTGTCTCTAACTCTCTATCTCCAACCTGAACTACTTGGTTATTGATATTTGTCACAAAAGTTTGTTTTACTATTTGAGGTATATTAATCTGTACTATATCACCAGTATCAGTAATATTATTAGTACTTGCACTACCTCTACGCTTAGCTTCATTAAATATCTTAAGAGCTTTTAATAACATTTCTGGCTTAACTATCATGCCTGACTTAATGGCACGTCTTAGCTTCTGCAATGTTATGTCTTCTAACTCATCATAGATATTATCTCGCATTGAATGTTTCTGCAAGTTAATAAAGCGGCGTTTCTGTACTTCTAAAGCAAAGTTTTCATCAGCTAATAACTGAGTTATACGGGCTGGAGTTACGCCAATCGCGGAGGCAACTAACTCATTAGCTATACCATTACCTAATAACTCTAATGCTTTTTCCTCAGTAGTACTTGTTACTCCCTGCCTACCACTGTTATTTGAGGTGTAGTTATTAGTATTGAGTGATTCAGTGCTGCTATCTTCCGCGTCCACCCCAAGAGAGGCTAATAGTTCTTCTGCGCTACCCATTGTGCTTAGTCCGTCTGATGCTTAACTTATGTATATAAGTATATAGTACTAGTTGTAAATAGAGGTAAGAGCCATCGGTAAACTAGAAAAAATTTAGGAAATTATTAGGGGTTACTTAGGAAAGCCATCTCGCTGGAACTAAAAAAGGTCTCACTCCCCCCTGTTAGTTAGTGGTTACTATCATTATAAGCTAGATTACTAGTAGCATGTAGTTATTAGTAGTGGCTATTATTAGTAGTTGCTAAGGTGTTATTTTGGGAAGGTGATTGCTACCTGGTAGCTGGTGGTGATACCTATACCTATACCTACACACCCCATTAACTATCTTCTTAACAACACACACCCATACCTACACACATATATACACATATCTACTGGGTACTATTTTTTGCAACATCCCTGACCATATGGTTAGTGCGCTTATAATTAGCTAGTAATAACTACCAGTGAATACTTATGAATACTTATGCAAGTGAATACTTATGCAAGTGAATACTTATGCAATAAACTGAATAGAATACATGACAGGTTACGCATAACCAATAGATAAATAGGGAATTAAATTAATAGGATAATCAGGCATTTAATGATTTAGGTGAAAATAAGTTAATTATATTGTTTGACATGAATAGCTTATATAGCATATAAGATTGTGGCGGGATAATAGTGCTCAATAAGCATGAATGAATAGTGAATGAATAAGGTGGATAACATGAAAAGTAACCAATGTGAACAGCTAGGCTTTGCAGTGACAAGCAATAACTTTACTATGGCTCAAGTAGTAAACAGAACAATAAGCGCCCTTAACTTTAAGTTGCTAGTTAATGACTTGGTACTTAACAGTAATTGCCTTTTACCGGAAGTATCGGCAGGTAAACACACAGAACTATTTGAGCATTGTGCAAGGTATGTGAACAGTGTGGGTAATATTAAAGAAAGCAGGCTAGATGATATTGTAGAGCTAGTGGAAGATATTGAAACTATTGAGGGAGTGCGAGTAGATATTGAATTAGTAGATAATGAAGGCGTTAGTTTGTTATATGATTTAGCTTTTATAATAGCTAGGTATTTTCGCGTAAATTGGTAGTAGCTAATTGTTTCTGTTAGTGCATTGGTAATAACTAGTGTACTAACCGGATGCAATTACGCATTCAGCCAATTGTGGCAATTATTAACAATCAATAGGTGAATAAAATGATTACATTAGATAACGCGGTAACAAGTAACAGTGCGGGTGCGGATAAGCAAGAAATGAAAGCAGGTCAATTTGCGGAATATAACAGCCAGCTAGACTACCCAGAAATTAAAGGCATGAGAATAGCTAAGTTTCTAGGTCGCGCTAGTGCTAAAGGTGAGAAAGCGGAAAGTAAGTATTGTTACGTACCAACGCGTCATATTAGTGCGGATAGCGTAGCAGATAACATTGAACAACTTATGCCGCACATTATTAGCTGGCTACAAGGTGTGGAAGATGAGGATATTAAGAAAGAGCTTAAACAAGGCGCGCTAAGCTATTTCACTGAGAAGCTAGACATGGCTTATGTAATTAGCCTATTGAATGCTAAAGCTACTAGCGGTCGCTTATCTGGTGAACAAGTAGAAAAATGGTTCGCTAGCGATGTTAAGCCAGTTGTTATTGAGGCATTTATTGGCAAGCTTGGTTATGATGCCAGTGCGCTAGAAGTCGGCCAGACTCTCAAATTAGAAGGAATAGCAAAAGCTTATTGCAATAAGTTTAAGTCACTGGCTAGTCCTAAAGTAGTTATTCCAGATGATGAAAAGGAAGCATTATTAAAGGTGATTAGCCTTATTAGTGAAAGTGAGGTTAGCCTTAAGATTAAGACAAGGTTAGAAAATACAGTTAAAGAAACTGA